CAGGCGTCGCGCCCAACGGTGACGAGCCTGACGGTAAAACCGTACTGCGCAGCCAGCCATTCATAAAAGCGCCTACTCAGATTGCCGGTCATACGCATTTTATTTGCGGCAGCCCGCTGGCGTTCTGACAGGGTGCCGTTTTCGCTGGTACAGTCCGGCAACCCCAGAAATGATTCCCACTCACCCAGATACCAGCGGGATGTGGACGGGAAACGCTCCCGCAGCATTTGCCGCGCATCATCCGCCGCAGTGGCAATCACGTCGCTGATGGCCTGCGCCAGCGCAGATAATTTGCTGTCGGGGCTTTTATTCCAGGCAAGCCCTGACGGCAGTAATTGCAGAAAGGCCGTCTGATAGGGTGTTACAGCCATTCAATTGTCCCCGGTGTTAACAGTTCCGTATTCTCCGAACGCTGGATCTCTGTCGGGAAACGCACTTCAAAATCATCCAGACCGGTAACACCTGCCACCGCACGGATAATACGGGAGGGGGCAAGTGCGCCGCCCGGCATCACCTCATTAAAAAACATGGTATTAATGGCGTTGGTAATAGCCTGTTTCAGTTCGGCTGTCTTCGGTGATATATAAATCCGTGGATTTACCGGCTTTGCCTTTGGCGCAAATACCGTGACATTTACACCGTCAGGCTGTCCGACAATCAGACCAGTGATCGGGTCAGTATGACCGGCGATATAATCCGCCACGCGTTCCACGTCTGCCGGTTGCGGAAAAATATTGCTCCGGTTATCCATAACAAACGTCACCCCGACTGTGCCACCGCCTTTCCATGTCGGAAAACACCAGGCGCGGGTAACGCCGCTGACTTCACGTGCCCAGCGAACGTAATCAAACTGATTACCGCCGAACGGAGGGTACTGGACACGATATTCCAGCCGTGACAGCAGCTCCGCTGCACTCTCAATATCAGCCCCACCGGAAAACCCTTTTACAGTGATGGCATCGGAAACAACACAGGCAACCGGGGTGATCAACGTTAAAAGGGTATTCTCACCGGTATTTCCTGCCTCACCGGCAGCCAGTGCGGTAACGGTAATTTCCGTCGTTCCTGCACGGTCAATCACAATGGCATCAGCCAGGCTGTAAACCACACCATCAGCACGCTGCCAGCGTGTACCGGCAGGAATGGTGGTCGCTGCCGATGTGGTGACAGTCAGCGGGCCGCTGGCGGCTGTCGCCTGTTTGCGGCGCACACCCCAGAACCGGCAGTGCTCCAGCAACTCATCTTCATCTGCTGTCGACGGGATAATCTGCCGCCCAACCCACGAAATATGCTCGTGACAACCGGCAGCAAGCCCTGCCTGGGCGTAAGCAATGGCACTCAGCGTTTTTTCACGGGCCTGAGGCCAGCTACCCGGCAGGCGCTGTTCAATATTCTGTTCTGTACGGGCAATCAGCGATGATAATGTCGGTGGTGAATAAGCCATTTAAACCCCGTTAAATGCTGCTTTAAACTCATAAGGAATAACGGAACCATCCGGTAATGTCAGTGCAATGTAGAGGTATAACCAGCCCTGATGTAACTGTTCCGCTCTGACGTTAATTGCACTTACCCGTCCCGCTGTTTTCAGCCATTCCAGCGCCTCTTCGGCATACCCTCTGGCACGTTCCAGCGTATCCGGTGTGGCTTTTTCACGTGATAACAGCCACAACCGCGAACCGATGGGGCGGTCGCGGTAACTGTCACCCCACCATCCACGGCGATCATCTGAACCATCCGGCAGCGTGTCAGAATCCAGCGCGCGCCGGTCGGTAAACAGGGAGATTGTCACATCGGTTGTCAGGCTGTCGTCGGTCAGCATATCAATGCCATCCTGTGCAATATCGCCGCGTCCGTTCGTCCAGATAATGGCTAAATCGGTCATTGCATCGGCCCCGTGGTTCCGCCGCTGTCGCCGCGGTGGATATGCTTATCCGTCGATTTGCCATTGATGATGGCATCCGGGGCAGTAATATTGCTGTCGAACTGGCTTTTACCTTTAACGCCCAGACCTTTCTGGATCTCAACGTCGCCGGTAAATGTGGTTCTGGGTGTATCAACGGTCATACCTTCATCAGCGTAAACCTCAACCGTTTTACAGGTAATGATGCAGCGCCCGTCCTTTGTCAGCCTGATTCGATGCCCCTCGTGGTGGTAAATGCCTGCATCACCCGGTTCAAGATTTGTCGGGCGGTAGCGGCGGTCTTCCACCACAACGGCAATCCCCTGATCACGTTGTGCACCCACACAGGCAATCAGCGCCTCTGCGCCCGGCAGGGGAACGCTGAAATGCCCGTAATTTTGCAGGCGCTCCACTTCATCAGATTCCTCATCATCCAGCAGACCGACCTGCAGGTTCTGAACCTTTCGCCCGTCGTTAATCACGTTAACAACGGCACGCGCAAGCATCAGACGCACACGACGCATCAGCGGTGTCAACAGGCGGTTCATGGCGGAATCATTTACTCTTTCCACGGCGGCGTTTTCTCCGGGTGTCTGCGATAATAATCTTCAACCAGCGCATCAATACCGCCGTTACTGTCACCTTTGTTTTTACGGTCGCTTTCAACCGGCACCAGAAAGCCTTCGCGTGGTGCAAGGCTGACGCGGGTTTTCAGCCCGTCCTGGTCATTCAGTATCAGGTTAACTTTGCTGACCAGTAATTCCGTGGTTTTGATGGCATATTTCGAGGCATCAACAGTGACCAGCAGGTTCGGCATCCAGAGTTGCCCGTCCTTGCGAGTCCATCCGTCAATTTCAGCCTCAAAGGTGATGGATTTTGCCAGTCTGCGGCGTTGCTCACGCAGGGCGCGGGCCTGTGCATCCTTCGCCGTAATTTTGCTGTCAGCAATGATGATCATCGGTCTGTAACGGGTCACATCACTGTCAGTGGCGGTCCCTTTCCGGGAGACGATACTTTTCGCATCAATATCATCACCCTCAGCACCATTTGCGCGGGCATACCCCTTGACGGTGTATTCGCTGAACCGGTCGCGGAAGTCTTCCTCAAAATCCAGTGTCAGCAGATTTTCTCCGAGAACCAGCTCATCAGTGGCTGTGCTGGCAGCCCGGCTGAATACCAGCTCTCCGGCGGCATTGCTGGTCATCAGTACACCGCGTGCGCGGGAGGCACGCACCAGCGCCTCATAAACGGTTTCTGAATGGTCCAGCGTGAAGCCGGGAAAAGCAGCCGAACTTTCCTTATCGGAAAGCTCCCAGCGAACGGTAACGCCATAAGGGGCGCACAGGTCACGCGCAATCTGCTCCAGTGTGCGGTTTTTCCACTGTCCGCCACTGTAAACGGCAGCACAGTCAATCAGGTCAGCCGTTTTGTCACGTCCGGCGACAGTGATTTTCATACTGTCAGCGGTCATCTGGCGTCGCCGTGAATCGATATAACCGGTGCAGACAATCTGCCCCTCGATTTCGAGCGTGAACTTCTTCCCCGGTGCCAGCCCGGATAAATCCGTACCCGGTGGCACGTTCACCCCCAGCTCAAAATATCCGGCTACGGATTCAATCGAGCGGGTGACAGAGACTGACGTCCAGCCGGTAAAAAGCCTGCCATCCGTTCGCAGCGTGACGGTATTACTCATTAATCACCTCAATACTGACGCCACCGGGAACAAACAACGGGTTGCTGATACCGTTCCTGCGGGCCAGCCGTTGCCAGTTCCGGCTGTTTCCTGTGTAACGGTACAGGGCCACCATTGCAGGCATCGTCTCCGGCAGGCGGTGCGTTTCACTGCCCGCCAGTTGCAGCCCGCGTTTTTCCAGGTCGGCAACAACCAGCAGACGCAGTTGCGTAAGCTGAACACTGTCTGTCGAAAAACCCTGCTCAGATGCCGTCAGAATGACGCTATCCAGCGCCGCCCCCAGCATGGCAGTTGTTTTTTCGATATCGGACACGCTTTCAAATACCGGGGGCGTGGCTGTGCTACTGTCTGAAAAGGATACTGGTGAAAAGCCGCCGTCCGGGGTTATCCCGGTTAACTGCAACTGGCTTTGTGTGACCGTGGACGATGTGCTGCTGGCACCACTGGCGATGCCGGTTGTTGTGACTGATACATCCAGCGCCGGTGCACGGGCGGCATTATCCATCTGACGGCTGGAATCCAGTGCCGCAGTCAGTGCCTGGCTTGCTGCCTCCGCCCGGTATGTCTGTGCTGCTGCCAGCATGACGTAGTTCAGTGTGGCAATATTTTTTTCTGCAACCGGGCTGCTGTATGAAGTGGTAATGGCACCTTGTCTGTCAGTGGTGGAGGCATGTCGGCTTTCGAACCGCTGCGCCAGACGGTTCCAGGTGGAAAATGCTGTCCGGGTATCGCATAACGATGAAACGCCGGATAACGCCCCCATCAGTGAAGATGTCAGCATGGCTGGTTTATTTATCAGGCCGGTCACAGAACCTTTCATTGCAGAAAGTGACCCCATCAGGCCGCTGACAGTCTGGGTGATCCCCAGATTATCCACCGCATCACAGATATCATCGATGACGCCGGTTACGGCATCCATTACGGCTGTTGCCGCCGCTGTGCCATCTTTTACGGTCTGCCAGACAGAGGACAACGTATCCCCCAGCGAACCAGTTACAGCAACGGCCTGTGCAGATACGGCTGTACTGGTGTCTGTTTCTGCGTCCGGGGCTGTATCCTGCAACGACGGATAAACGGTAACGGTGAACGCGTAATAATTCAGTTCATCCGCTTTAGTACGGCATTCCCATGAATCCACCATGACGTCCACAGTGCCGAACTCTGGATGCACCAGTTCGCCGCTGCCCGGTGCATCAAGAGCATCCATCAGCGCACCCGCTTCATCTCTGGCAGTCTCTGCGTTGCTGTTCAGAATGCAGATGCTGAATGTGCGGGAGCGAAGTTTTTTCCCCAGGTCATTGACACCGCCGGTATCACGTAACGGGTACTCGCGTTTAACCAGACGACGTCCGCCAGCCTGTTTTTGCTCCTCAATGACGAGAAACGGCACGTTACGGAACGTGCCTTTGCCGGTTGTTTTCTTACCACCGCCGATTTTATCCCGGACAGAATTAACGGCATTTAAAGCATCTTCAAACATGGTTTTACCAGCCTGTAATGTAGTTATCGCCCGCGTAAATATTCAGCCCCATACCATCCTCGGTGACGCGGGAACTGGTCAGACGTAATCCTTCGCCAAGCTCGACACGCAGCGATGCTTCCGCATTCACTTTTTGTTCCTGCGGTTCCCTTTCCGGGGCCGTCCATTTCTGATACAGGTCAGTCACAAAACCGCCCAGATATTCCCCGGCGACACTGCCCAGCGTGGCACCGGCAACCGTGCCCAGCGGTCCGGCAAGGCTGCCAACGGCACCGCCGAGCCAGGCGCCGGCAGTGCTGCCAATTGCTCCGGCTTTTTCATGAGTTGATGCCTGTTCATCCATCAGAACGGGAGCAAGCTGGAGTGCCCCCATCACCGGATCGCCAAGACGTGACAGTGCACGACCCGCGCCTTTCCCCATCCAGCCCAGCGCCCCGGCCCCTTTTGTCACAACCCGACCAATGGCACTGTCTGCAAGTTTGTTTCCGATACCGGAAAACAACCCGCCAACGGTACGACCGGCACCAGCCAGCTTTCCGATTGTTCCCGTAACCAGTTGTCCGGCAGCACTGCCTGCAAGCCTGCTCAACAGACCGGATTTGCCGGGTAAAGGTAACGATGTGCGCCGTGTGGCCCCCGGCACACCGGGAGATGGCAATGCCAGTACCGGGGATGGTGCAGGTAATGCCAGTGGTTTCGGTGCTGGTAATGCGGGAACAGTGCGTGGGGCCGGAAGTGCCAGCGGTTGTGGCCCGGACAGCAATAACGGCTGGCGGGGCAATGCTGCCGGTGTTTTACCTCCGTATCGGGAAAATCCGCCATATCCACCGAACCCGTTGGGCCAGTTAGTCACAAAAACGCGCTGAACTGTCAGTTCCCGCAGTAGTTCTGTAGCAGGTAGCGCATCCGGTGCCGGAATGCCTGTCTGTCCATGTTTGCGTTTTCGCATCCAGCGCCACATTCGACGCCCGGTTTTGAACGGATAGCTGGCAACCTGCCATGATGGCTTCGCCACGGCCCAGCCCGCCCTCAGTGCTTTATTGGCAAGCCAGACAGACACCAGAACAGCAGCCAGTTTTTTCAGGCTGACAATATTCTGGTCAACCCATGCCAGCGCATCTTTACCCGGTTTCAGCCAGCGCCATAACTCCTGTGCCGCAGATTTCAGGGTTCTGAATGTGGTCAGGAATTTCTGACCAATTTCATCAGCCCGTTTATCAAGCTCCCCGGATTTATCCGCCGCATCGTGCCAGTTAAGCACCCGGCGCATCTCATTCTTGATTTCTTCAAAAGGGCCGCTGTTTGCCACCTTTATGCGAAATTCAAGCAGGTTGGCTTCCATCTGGGCGAACATCCCGTCCCAGGAGTTCATCGCACTGGCCTGTGCACCTTTTGACTGTTCTGACAGCGTTCTGAATACCGTCAGAATGGATTTCATGCCCAGCTTGCCCTTTGTCCCCAGATCACGGATTTTTTTAACGTCCGTTCCCGTTGCATCCGCCAGCGCCTGATAAACGTTGATACCGTAACCGGTCAGCAGGTTGGCATCCGCCGCTGTGATTTGCTGGCGGGCAAACATCTGTTTCAGTTGCAGTGAGGCACCCTGTGCAGTGGGTAAATCCCAGCCGTGCATGGCCCCCTGATCCTGCAACATGGTGATGAACTGTTTCGTCTGTTCATCCGTCATGCCGAAGCCTTTCGACGAACGGATCTCATCAAGAACACCACTCAGCCCCCACGTGGTGTCCTTCGCGTTCTGCTTCGCCCAGGCCATCATTGCCTGCGCTCTGGCCTTATCGCCGTGATACAGCGAGTTCATGGCGATAATCTGCTGTTCACGTTGAGCTGCTGCGCTGATAAACAGTTTATTGGCGGTGTAACCCACCCCGGCAACACCCAGCGCCCCGGCTGACAGCATTCGGAATGTACGGGTTGAGAGAGAACCCATTCTGTCGATGGCACCAGACACGCGCACCACTTCCATACGCAGGGCACGCAGGGAACTTTGCCCACTACGGGACAGAGCGTTTATCTGGTTCGAATACTGGCGGGAACGCCGGGAAAGATTGCCATTAAGGTCAATAATGACTGACGCTTTTAAGCGTTTCCCGGTCATAGATATTTCCTGATTTAACGGTGATATTGAGAGAGGGTTTTAGCCTGCTGGCAGTGCCGGAAAAAGCGGGACAGCGGGAGAGACAAGGCCCATTCCGGGCCACTTTTCAGAATAACGCCAATCGCTGTCGCCGCTTTCTCAATATCATTCCGGCACCGCAGCCACTCGCCCCCGTTCTTGCGTCAGCGATGCCGCCACAGCCATGTCGTGCATCTCTGTAGCCAGCGACAGACGCTGGAAGTCATCAACAGACAGCTTGCGCATCAGCGCCAGCGATAACGGGCCTTTGATGCAACCCACGCTGGCAATCTGTCGGCGCAGCATTTCCAGTCCCATCCGGGACGGGGAACTGACCAGCACCGGGCCTTCCTTGCTCATTACCAGCTTTTCAGCAGCCGCCTGGGCATCAATCAGATCGCCTGCGGTCAGTTCACGCAGTGTGACGTCATACTGCATTTCAGTCTCGTCACCGGTGCCGAACGGCAGGCCGTCTTTCAGTTTCAGCCCACCGGACTGAAGCTCCGCCACAATACTGTCACGCAGTTCCTGTGCTTCAGGACTTAAATTCATTTCGTCCATTGTTTCCCCTTATGCAATGCGTTTGCTTTGTTTTGCCATCAGTACCAG